CTCGGCATCTCGGAGCGTCTGGGCGATGGCCGCATTCGTGAGTCCCGTGGCGTAGCATACCTCATCCAAACAGAAGCCGTGGCCGTCGGTGTACACCTTGACAATGGCCGTGGGGTCGTTGGTGTATCCGAAGTCAAGACCAATCGACAGGAGCTTCCACCCTTCCGGCACCTGTGGTACCTGCTTCCAATGGGTGAGGATAGTAGCCCGCGATACCCCACGCTCTCCGAGTCCGTACACCCTCCAGTAGTCGGGGTCTGCTTCTTGGAGGCGCTCAATCTCTGCGACGGTGCTCTTGGGCAGGAAGGGGTTATCCTTGTATGTGGTTTGGAAGAAGGCGTGGTCGTCTCGTGTGAGTACGTGGTCGTATATCCAATGGAACTCGTCGGAGGGGTTGTAGTCGATGATGGCCCTGCCCGTAGTTCGGAGCATGAGCTGTCGCCAATCTTCGAGGGTGAGCTCGTTGGCCTCGTTGCAAAAGAGGACGTCGCGCTTCCGGCCTTTGACCTTTTGGGGTTGGTCGACGGAGATGAACTCCACGAGATTCCCGAAGAGGATGTACGTGGCTTCGGACTTGTTGTGAAGCTCCACGTTATAAATGCCCTCCCGTTCGAGTATCTCAAAGAAGTCCCGCATCACCGAGGCACGGATCGCGGGAAAGGTCTTGCGTGCGATGGTGATAACCGCCCCGGAGTTCTCGTTGCGGTGGCACAGCTCGATGAGGGCCGTGAGGATAGAGTATGTCTTGCCGCTCCGCGTTCCGCCTTGGTGGACTTGTACTTTGGCGGGGCAGTTCTTGACGTGGTAGTATGTGGCGGGCTGCCTCACAAGCTCTGCAAAAATTCCTCATGTGAATTAAAGTCGTACCATTTGCCTTTCTTTTGGTACTTCTTGGCACGGTAGAAGTACACAATGTCCCCTATACGAAAGTGGCCGGGAGATGGTTCGCTCCACTCAATCCCGCGATTGTTGAGCAGGGCCTTGAACTTGCGTCTTTGCTTGTAGCCCTTCTTCTTTTGGGTCTGCTCGTTCACGATACAGTAGAGTCGTCACCAGTAAACCACGAGAGGGGCTTCTTCTCGGCTACCTCAATCTCTTGTCTCTCCACGTACCCCCTGCCCTTGCCTTTGGTCTTCAGAAGGAAGATAGTCGCGGCTGGGTTGCCTTGAGAGATGAGCTTGTGGAGGTGGTGTTCTGCGAAGTCCAACACGACCTCGGGCAGGTTGTCGCAGGCTGCCTTGTACGCAGCGTCTTCTTTGAGCCAGCGGTAGTGTGTGTTACGTGAGATGCCGCAGGACTCGCACGCCATCTTCACCACGCCCAAAGCCTTGGTGAGGGCTTCGACCATCGCAGCCTTTTTTGGCTCTAACTTGTCCTCTTTTGTAACGCTCTGCTTTATTGCTTCCATAGCTCTGCCTTTTTACCTGTGAAGTCCTCCCATCGCTTTACGATGACGTCGCAGTATTTGGGGTCGAGTTCCATGCCGTAGCACTTGCGCCCTGTCTTCTCTGCGGCGATGAGGGTAGAACCTGAACCGAGGAAGAGGTCAAGAACGTTCTTGGCGTTATGATTTTTAAGTGCGCGTTCGGCCAGTTCGACGGGCTTCTGCGTTGGATGAAAGTTGTTCGTTGCATCTCGTTTCATTTCCCAAATTGTGGCTTCATTGGAAGGGCCGCACCATCTAAGATTTGAGCCTTTAGGTTTCCAGTATAGGCAAGGCTCGTGTCGCTGTTTGTATTGGGCGTTCATCGCAGCATATGTCGCATTCGTTTTGTGCCATATAATTAAGGCGTGTATATGCCCAATAGCCTCAACTGCTTGGTATAGTTTCAATGGTTTCGTATCAGCAAACCATGTATAGCAGGGGCCATTGCAAAAAGCTGCAATTAAGGGGATGATATCTGTATAGATTTGGTCATCGCTATCGTTTGCAAGTTTTTCACGCTTTCGTTTGATATTGACATCTCCACTATGGAAGTGCCCCCCTTCATAATTGACGCCATACGGCGGGTCGGTGAAGGCCATGTCGGCCTTCTCTCCGTCCATAAGGCGTTCCACGTCCTCGGCTTTGGTCGAGTCCCCACACAAGAGGCGGTGCTCACCCAAGAGCCAAAGGTCGCCGGGTTTCGTGGTTGGCTCCTCTGGAACCTCGGGGACGTCGTCCGCGTCGGTGAGTCCTTCGGTCGGTTCCTCTTCGAGGGGTACGTCCAAGCCCCAGTCGTCGAGCTCTTCCGCGTCCCATTCGTTGGCAAGCATATCCCAGTCCCACTCCCCGAAGGCAAGGTTGTCTTTGATAATGAACTCCTTGTTCTTGGCTTCCTCCCACGAGGCGACGTAGACGGGGACTTCGGTAAGCCCTGCGAGCTGGGCTGCCTTTAATCTCATGTTTCCACCCAAGACAACGAAGTCAGGGTCTACTACGATGGGACGAGCTTCGAGCATTTCGGGGAACTCCCGGAGGCTTTTCACGAGCTTGTCGAGTTGGTCTTTGCGAATTGCCCGAGGATTATTCGGATTCGTCTTCAGTTTGTTGATCGCGGTAAGCGTCGGCTGTATTGAGGACATTGCGGAGGGTTTCTCGTATGTGGTAATCTGACACGGCGAGGTTGAGGAGTATTTCCCAAGATTCAAGGCTTTGATAGTAGACCCCGAAGGAGGCCGTGTCGTCGCTTCCTTTCTTCATGGTGAAGACGAGGAAGTCGTCGCTTTCGTTTAGTAGCCTCTTGACTTTGCGTAGGGTCATGCGTTCATGAATTCGTAGTATTTGGCCCGGAAGGGTTTGTCGTAGTCGAGGAGGTGCTCGGCTTGCCTGACGGAGTAAAGGCAGGTGGCGTGATCGCGCCCACCCAGAAACTTGCCGATGCCGTTAAGAGTCCATCCTTGGTCACGAAGATACTTTGTAATGATTTGACGGCACTCTACCATGTCGCGTGCGCGGTTGCGTGCTACAAGTTCCTCCCAGTCGTAGCCCCATCGGTACGCGGCACGGTGGCACTTCCTTATGGCTGCTTCGCGTCCGTAGGTGCGGGGCATATCAATCGCCCCCACCATGAGCCAGTAGCTTTGGGTCACTTTTCCTTCCATTGTCTTGCGCATACTGCCACACGTTGGCGGTCGTTGGGGTATTCTTTCTGCATCAATGGGTCGCCCATACAGCGGCTCATGAATTCCGCGAGGCTCTCCTCGGGTGTCGGTTTAGGTATCGGCATTTTTTACAAGGGTTTGAAGTTCATTTAAGAGTTTGCGGTTGCAGGAAGAACACGACGACGCCTTCTTGCCTGTTCCGAGGTATTTGGTAGCGAGCTCTGTAAGCTCTCCCGCAGTGCGGTATCTGTTGTCTCGTTCGAGAAACTCCTTGATATGTGCTACGTCGTCGCTGGTAACGGTGGCTTCCCACTTGCCCAAAGGACACGAGGCGGTTTTCAGTTTGGTCTTGGCGGGCATAAAGCACCCGCAGAGAGGGGAGTCGGTGAAGGCTTCCGTTACGAGAGGCCCGCACGACTTGGTGGCGGCGACGTAGTGCTCGCAGGCTTGGCAGGTGCCCAGCCTTTCAGCTCTTAGATGTGCGTTGACGAATAACACGACGGAGTTGTTTTTTGCTTTGTGAGATGCTTTCGTACAAAACGGATACGTTGATACCTGACTCCCGCGAGAGCTCGGCCATACTCCATCCGTCAAGGTATAGAGAAAGAACCGTTCTGTCAAACCATGCGAGGTGATTTGTGAGGATGAGGGCTTCCTCCTTTTTGATGGCGTCGGAGAGGTCGTAATCGCTGACGAGGTTTTGCGGGGTGGCGTCTTCTATCCTGTACAGGCGGCGGAAGGCTCCTACCGAGGCGTGGAACATAGAGCGGTGAAAGTACCCCGGGAGGTTCCTTACCACTTCGTCATTGCGCCTTATTCGCAGGACGCATTCGAGGTAGGTGTGATGCACGAGGTCGTGAGGGTCGCGGTGCAGCTTACGGGCGAGCTGGACGAGCTCGTCGTAGTGCCCAGAGAACCACGCGTCAAAGTCCCTTCGTGCTTCTGATCTCATCGA